GCATTAAAGGGCAAAGTAACACCATATCAACTGACAGTAATATGGGTTTTACAGAGCTATTACCCAAACATTTGGCCTAGTTATGCAACAATCGCCAAAGATGCCAAGATGTCCAGATCAAGTGTTATCAGGACTGTTAATGAATTAGTAGAGCTTGGGTTACTACAAAAACAATATAGGATTGATGAGTTTAATCAAAAGACAAATTGCTATAGAGTCAGTATCTGGCAGCAATGTAAGGCACTTCCTGTCCCAGATCCAGCTATTAATGGGCGGTATCTCACAGGAACTGGGGGTAGTGTCACACAGACACTAGGGGGGTGTCAGAGAGACACTGGGGTAGTGTCAGAGCTACACCCTAAGAAAAACAATATAACTAAAACAAATAACTATAAAACTAATAGTCAGAAAAAACCTGCAGATAAATTTTTTGAACCTTTCTGGGAAGCTTATAGAAAGATACCTACATCAATGCGTGTTGTATCGCAATCTAAAAAGCTTGCAAAAGCCGAATTTGGCAAGTTAAGTAAAAAGACACAGGAAAAGATACTTGATTGCCTACAGGCTGATATAAGAGCCAGATCGAAGCAATTAAA